TCTTCAATGCCTCTTTCTGCAACGTATCACTTGTTACTTCGATCACTCTCTCAGCTCCCCAATTCAATTCCATAGCTATTGTCACCACACCTCGATCGCTCAATGCCGATGTAGCTCTTGTCCTGGAAATAAAATTGATATATGCCCCCGGGAGCACTTTGTTCTGCGTAATAAAACTTCCGCCTCCAAGCGCCATTTAGACCACCTTGCCTTTCTTGTAATTCTCAATCATCGCTTCTACTTCTGTGAGAGCATACTGTTTTTCATCTTCCAACAGCGCACTCACCAAATCCTTATCCGACTCAAACCGCTTTGCTGCCACCAGCTGCGCTTTGGTAAACGTCTGTGTCGGACTTTTTGCCTTACTGTCTGCCACTTGCCAACCCACCTTTCATTTTAAGTTCTTCCATTTTCTGCTCTTTGTCTGTTTTTCGGTATACATAAAAATCATAATTGACAAACACCGTCAAAAAATCATTCGTATATTCTGCCGAAAACTGTGTTCCTTCAACCAATCCTTCTTTTTCTACCTCGATATATTCCAGTGCCATTACCAAGGCATCACGGATCGTATTGCATTCCCTTTTTGGCTCATCTGAGCACGGAAAGTATTGGATACAAAACTTATTTGTAAGTTTATACCGGTTTCCAAGCACCCTCTTATCATCAGGAGATACACAGGAAACAAAAAAGCAGGGTTCTTTCATCTCCTGCTCTTTGTTCTCTGTGTAAATATGATATTCTTTGCCAAATTGATAATGGATTGCTCTGGTGATACCATCCACAAGTTTATTTACCATTGAAAACCTCCATAAGCCATTCCTCTACTTTCTTTTCAACAAACCGTGGTGCCATCTTCCGGATTTCCTCTTCGGACTTTGTCAGCATAAGTACACCCGGAACATAGGATCGTTTTAATTGCTTATTGATTGCCGGTACATATCTGCCCGGCTGCTGCCGGTGTCCATATTCTACATAGGATGCATAAAACATCGAGTTTTGAATCGTGATTGTATACACGCCTCCGTTTCCTCGGACTTCCAATGTATTATCCGTGAGCCATGCTCGGCGCAGTTCTCCTCCAAGTTTTCCGGATTCCTCTAGAAACTTTCCGTCTCCGGTATCAACAAATTCATACGTGTCACTATAGTCTCCGACTGGAGTTCTTTTAACAACCTTTCGCAATAGCCGTGCCGCCAGTTCCTTTGCCAGTCCTTTACAAAATTCATCTGACACTCGCGCTTTTTCCAAAGATTGTCTCAGCTTTTTAAATCCGCTGGTATCAATTCCTGTTCCCATTAGGACCACCTCTCAAACGGTTTTAGCATAATTTCCTGATGCGTCACATATACTGCCGGGATTCCGGATCTTGCATATATGTCCTCTCTGCCATTATGCTTCACCACGATCTTGCTTCCTTCTTTGACTACAATATCCGGACGCAAAAACAACTTCGTGTCCTGCACCACCTTTTGCGCCGGGTTTGCCTCCTCATCAGCTTTTAACGTCTCAAAAGACAGCCTGCAAGGTTCCTCTTTGATCACCTCAACCTCTTTATCCTTATGGACTTTGCGGGTCTCGTCAAACACTTCCTGCTTTTCAATCACCGAACATTTGTCCTCGTAAAGATGTTCTACCATTCTTTGATGTATCTTCCTTGCTTTGTCCAATGCTTTCATCGAAACACCACCTTACGGTATCGTCTTAACTGGCTTTCATAGTTCTTCAAGACAGACTGTGTGTATTCGGTAGATGCCTGCTTGCTAAATCCGGTAGCCGTATCCCCTTCGGTCAGTGACGTTACCATCAGCGCCTCATCTTCCTCGCCTACATTTTCATTGCGGTACAGATCCATAGCCATGCGGTACGCCGTATGGGTCAGACCGGCAGGCACTTCCTTGACGTTGCAGTAATTCCGGATTGATTCTTCCACATCTTCCATAACAAACTCCAGAGCATCGTCTTTATCCGTGCCCCGGAGTCCAAGAACCTTTTTGAGTTTTGCCGGATTCAATACATCCATCTGACCACATCCTATCCAAGTTTGTGCTTGAATGCAACGATACGGATCTGCTTACTTTCGTAAACCGGCTTCCAGTTTACCGGATCGGACAACTCAGTACGAGATGGTCCTTCCGGTTTTGCCACATTTTCGTTAGTAAACGCAATGCCACGTGGATGAAGAATGTTCGTACGGCGGTTAATAATATAATCCACTCCGGATCCTTTTTTCTTATCGCGATCCACTTCTGTCGGCACAAATCCTTCCGGACTACCATTTCCAAGGGCAACCGCACCCGCTCCAAACAGATACGTAGTATAAATCCCTTTGTCAGTATCTACCGGGCAACCGTCATCAACGATCACTCGCTTTCCCTGATAAGTACCAAAAGCCACATCATTAGACGGCTGTACGGTCTCAATCAGATTCGCCTTTTTCAACGCTGCCTCTGTCGCACTATGCATCGCTACTCCGGTAAGCTGTGTCTTTGCATCTCCTAACAGCTGTTCGGCATCGATAAAAGCAGATCCGCTCCAGTTTGCTGCTGCCCCGCTTTTTCCGGAAATATCAAGGATATTCGATTTCAGTCTCGTCTCCGCTGCTTTCGGGCTTTCTCCCTTTACTTCCGGAATGGTTCCAAATACTCCGGTAAGGATAGCAATCAATTCTTTCTGCATATCACGCGCCCAGAACTGTGCTACCAGGTCTCCGATCACTTTGGATGGATCTTTTCCTGACAATGCAGCGGACAGATCGGTAGCACTCCACATTTTAGCACGGCGGATAATCGCTGCTACATCCTTTTTCGATGTAATCTTTGCATCATTTAAGTCTACTCCCTCAATGATCTGTTCGGATTCACCGGTAAGATCTTGATAAAATGGCATATTGACCACCGGTGCCGGCTGGCTTGCCAATTTATCAAATTCGTGGTCATTGACAATGATCCCACTATTCAACAGAGCACATTGCTCCATTGTTCTTTTTACTACGTACGGATTAAAGATTTCCGGTACGATCACGTCTGCTAATGTTGTTCCCATTTAATTCACCTGTTCCTTTCTTATAATTCTACTCCGGCGGCCGCGGCTAACGCACGTGCCTGTTCCGGGTTCTCGCGAAACATCTCACTTTGTTTCGTCATGTCGAATGTTTCCTTGGCAAATGGATTACTTGCCCCACCGCCTTCACCACCCTTTGGATGATAGGGTGGTTTGGTATCCTGTTTGAAAAGATGCACCATCGTGGAATCCTCTTTGTATGTCTTTACAACATCACTCACCCCGACCGGCTTATTTTCCTTGTCAAACGTAAATTTATCAAGTCCGCCTGCCTTATAGATGAGATAATCCGGATCCAGCACGCCCTCGCGGGAAAGTTTCTCCTTCAAAGCATTTGTACGAATGATAGTTTCATTCGCTTTCTGCTGGTTCTTCAAATCTTCCTGCAAATCATCAATTGTCTTTTGCAAGTCCTCATTGTCAGCATTATTCTTTTTCAAATCTGCAATGGTTTTGTTCAGCGTAGTAATCTGACCCTCCAAGCCTTCCTTTTCGCCTACCGCACCACTATAGCGTTCCTTGCTGACATAATTGCCCTCGGATAAGTCAACATATCGAACATAATCCTT